GTCGCTAACGTAGAACAGAATTTCGCCCAAGGCGATTTAAAATATAACGCCGATGTCTTAGCTGATGAAATTGCAATACAACGAGGTTTAATTAAAGAAGGTCAAGATATTACTGATTTAGACCAAAAAGAAGGTATGGCTTTATATGATGAAGCTTATAGCTGGTTATCCGATCAATTCATGAAAGCGAGAAGAGCTAAAAAAGAATATGAAGCTAAACCTAAAAAAGATAATGTACAAGGCCTATACGCATCGCAAAAAGAATTTGATGATGAGTTATATTCTATTGGTCAAAACTTAATTAAGAATGATCCGGCCTTTAATCTTGAAATAGCCGAACAGTATCTTAAACCAGGAGCAAAAACTTATGCTCCTTTCCCCGATGAAAAACCAGGGAAATTACTTACAATCGATCAAAGACAAAAAGTATTAGATAAAATTAGAGATGTTTTAAAACACGATGAATATCAACAGCAGTTTGGGGGAGATTTTGATTTCAGTGAAATTACGGATGAGATCTTTGTTATCCCTAGAAACACGAAACCTAAATAATGGCTAAAGATTTAATTTTTAAAACCGATGGAACGTTTGACTTTGGAGACTCCAAGTCTTTAAGCACTCGATTTAATTTGGCTGAACTTAAGATGGGCGGAAGAGTAGGATTTAAGAGAGGAAAATCTGAAGCATTACTTATAAGAGATAAAGCAGCTAACGCTCTTAAAAAAGTTATTGATGCTGGTGATTTCTTAGAATTTAGAAAATTAGCTGAAGAGATTGATGTTCCTGCTACAACTTTAAGAAGAGTATATGATGAATTGTTTGCAGGTCAAGGAGTTATAAAAAGAACTAGAGACGCGAACAAAATTATTGATAAAATAATTCAAACCGGTGAAACCAATCCAGATAAAATTAAAAAAATAGCAAAAGAAACCTATAAAGTTAATATAGGGGATCGCGCTATCAAAACAGCCACTAATATGGCTACAGATCTTTCTTTAGCAGAGTACGAAGACATATTTAGAAAAATGGCTGCAGATAGAACGTATGAACCCCCTATAGATATAAGTGCAAAAGGAAAAGGATTAACTGCTAATTATATAAAAGCGAAAGCCAATGTAAAAAATGAAATTCCCAATCTTCAAACTTTATTGAATCAAAATATTTCTAAAAGAAAAAAGATAAAAGAAATGAAAAAAATAGCAGACGATCCAGATTTAAAAACTAAATATCTCGTTAAAAAACAAATGATTCGAGATAAAAAAAGATTTTTAGAAGCAGGTAAGATTGGATTAAGTAAAGCAGATTTAGCTTTAAATTCAAACCAAAGAACTTTAATAAAATCAGCTAATGAATTAATCAATTCAAACCCTGACGCTCTTTTAAAAGATAAAAATCTTTTAAATAAAATATCTTGGAGAGTGGATGGTAACGGAAACCTATATCAATCTAAACCTGATCTAAGCGCCGTTTTAGATCCTAAATGTNATTCAAGATTTTTTCATTTATCTCATAGTCGAAGAGCAGGATTAGGAACGCAGCTTACCGATGCACCGGTAAATAGATTTGCCACTACTTTTAATTTTAATAATGAATTTATAAAAGACGCTGAGAATTTTATTGAAAAAAATCCTGATCACCCAAACGTTACAAAAATACTTAAAAAAGCTAAAGAATTAAAAATAACATTAAGGCCGAATGTTCCATTAGGAACTTTTAAAAATGCATCAGGTAATTCAGTAAGATATGTGGGGTATACACAAAATATAAACAAACCTATCGAAAAAATTAAAACAGTCATAGATGAATTTATGCCAAAATCTTTATTAAAAGAATGGAAACCAGTGGCTAAAAAGACAGTTAAAAATGTAGCGGGTAAATTTCTTTATCCAGCGATGGTAGTTAATCAAATGGCGTTTGGAGATAAATATAAAACTTGGGATGGCCCCGGTATTTTATCTGATTTTCCTTTAACACCAGGAGAAGATGTTAAACAAACAAATGAGTTGTTGGGAATGATTGGAGATAAATTAAACATGGCTGAAGGTGGTTCCGTTGAACCACGAATCCCGTACCGTGATGGAACAAGCGTAGCTCCTAATCCACCTCAAGAAAAAAGCTGGGAAGATACTACAGCTGAGTGGGATAAAACATTAAGTGCTGGAGGATTTAATAACGACAAACCTATGTATCAAAAATTTGGTGACATGGTGGATGCTGAAAGTTTAGCTTTGTATTATCCTGCCTTACTTAATGAAGCAGGTCTTAACGTTGCAGATTTTGCAACACGTTTACCTAAGGTAGCTAAATATCTTTTTGAAGATGTACTNACNACACCTGTAGGAACAGGTATTGATAGTCTTGATGTAGATAATTCTGGAATCCATAAAGCCTGGACTGAAATTACTAGACCCTATGAATGGTCTAAAAAAGTTCCTTATGGTTATGGAGAAGATGGTATCGTAACCTTAGATGATCTGATTACTAATAGAGAAGCTAAAATGAAAGCAGCGGGTAAATCGGATTGGCCAGTGATAGCAGGTAAGAATATACAACTCGGTGCTGAGTTGGTGGCTCCTATTTTCCCAGGATTAAAAGCAGCAACGTCTGTTGCTAAAAGTTTAAAAAATTCAGGCACACAACTCTTGGATAGAATTATGTCTCAAAAAGGAATGAATACTAATGTCATTGATGAAGCTTTAACAGCCAAAGGAATGAGTCGAAGAGATTTTAATAAAATAGTAGCTGTAGGTGGTTTAGCAGCTGCTTTAAAAGCAGCAGGATTAAGTGATATGTTTAAAGTGGCTCCTATTAAACCTACGACAGCAGGAATTAAAATTTTAAGAGAATCATCAACGAAGATGCCTGCATGGTTTCCTCAGTTTGTAGATAAAATTTCTGCTAAAATGATTTATGAAGGTGATGGTATTTCAAAATATGTAGGAACAGCAGATGAGCTACCAGGTGTAGAGGTTACTAAAAACGGAGAGAACTGGACGGTTGCTGGAAAAAATGAATACGGACAAGATTTTGAATTACACTATGAAGCTCCTGGATATATTGATGCCGGTGCTGAAGGTGGAAGTCCTGTTTTTTATAAAGGAGACTTTACCGCTAACGACACGGTTCCTTACNAAGTTNGTCCCGAAGATGTAGATTATGATNCTAGCTTATTAACAGAGGTTGANGAAGTTTTAGGTGGCACAAGACAATTAGAAGAATTTGCTACAGGTAAAGAAGTAAAAACCCCTACGGTGGGTGAGAATAGAGTAACTCAAGCTGAGATGAANGCTGAATATGATTATGATATGTGGAGAGAACAACAAGCAGATGACTTTATTGACGAATAAGATACAAAGACCTAAACCAGGAAAAGTGGTTAAACTCACAACAACTATTCCTCCTTTAAAAGGACCTGTTCCACAAGGATTGCCTTATGGAAAAGAAAATGATATAAAAATGAGTGGATTAAAAAATGGCAGAACAAGACGATAAAAAATTTTCGCCTATTGAAAAGGCATTACCTAATATTCAAAACTTAGATTTGGATAAAGAAGATGTTGCGGTTGAAGAAGAAATCGTTGTCGAAGGACAAGAACAACCCGATGGTGAAACTCAAATTACAGAAACCGCTGATGGCGGTGTAGAAGTTAACTTTGATCCTAATCAAGTTAACCCACAAAATCCTGAAGACCCCAATGCTAATCTAGCAGAATCTTTACCTGAAAATGTTTTAGGACCTTTAGGTTCAATGTTATTTGAAAAACAGAATGATTATAAAATGTCTCGTAAGGATTGGGAAGAAACTTACATTAAAGGATTAGATTTATTAGGATTCAAATATCAAAATAGAACACAACCATTCCAAGGTTCCTCAGGTGCNACGCACCCGGTTCTTGCAGAAGCGGTTACACAGTTTCAAGCATTAGCTTATAAAGAATTATTACCAGCAGATGGTCCTGTTAGAACTCAAGTGATGGGAGTTCCAACACCTCAAAAAGATCAACAATCAAAACGTGTTAAAAATTACATGAATTATATGTTGATGAATAAAATGAAAGGTTATGATGAAGACTTTGATCAGATGCTTTTCTATTTACCATTAGCCGGTTCAACTTTTAAAAAAGTTTACTATGATGCAATTAAAGGAGAAGCTGTTTCAAAATTTGTTCCAGCCGATGATCTTTTAGTTCCCTATTCAGCAACCAGCTTAGAAGATGCAGATTGTATTATCCATGTCATTAAGATGTCTGCTAATGAAATTAAAAAACAACAAGTCGCTGGTTTCTATAAAGATGTAGAACTAGGCGCACCGTATTACTTTAATGATCCTCTAACTGAAAAAGAGAGAGACATTGAAGGAATGAAAAAATCTAAACCCGATGATATTTACACTCTGTATGAGTGCCACACGAATTTGGACCTGGAAGGCTTCGAAGACACTAATCCACAAACTGGAGAACCGACAGGGATCAAACTACCCTACATCGTTACCATCGATGCAGGAAGCCGTACAGTTCTTTCAATACGAAGGAACTTTGCGCCCAACGATCCTACTAAAAGTAAAATCAAATATTTTGTCCATTTCAAATTTCTGCCTGGACTAGGATTTTACGGACTAGGATTAATACACATGATTGGCGGATTGAGTCGTACTGCAACAGTCGCTCTCCGCCAATTATTAGATGCTGGTACACTATCAAATTTACCAGCCGGATTTAAAATGAGAGGTATCAGAATAAGAGATGATGCCGCTCCACTTCAACCGGGAGAATGGAGAGACGTAGATGCTCCTGGTGGAAACTTAAAAGATTCATTTATGAATTTGCCGTACAAAGAACCTTCTCCAGTTCTGTTTCAATTAATGGGAACAGTTGTAGCGGCAGGACAACGATTTGCATCTATCGCCGACATGCAAGTAGGCGATGGAAATCAAGGAGCTGCTGTAGGAACTACAGTTGCTTTATTAGAACGTGGCTCAAGAGTAATGAGTGCAATCCATAAAAGATTGTACGCATCTTTAAAAGAAGAGTTCGCGTTGCTTGCAAAAATATTTGGTCAGTATCTACCACCTGAATATCCTTACGATGTTGTGGGTGCGCAGAGAACGATCAAAGCAGCAGATTTTGACGATAGGGTTGATATTCTTCCCATTGCGGATCCTAATATATTTAGTCAGACGCAACGAATAAGTATGGCTCAAACTGAATTACAGTTAGCTATGTCAAACCCACAAATGCATAACTTATACGAAGCATATCGTACCATGTATTCGGCACTGGGAGTGAAAGACATCGATAGAGTCTTACCACCTCCTCCGCCACCGCAACCAAAAGATCCAGCAATAGAGCATATTGATGCTTTAGCGCAAAAACCTTTTCAAGCGTTTATGGGCCAAGATCATAGAGCACACGTAAGTGCGCACTTACATTTTATGGCCTTGAATATGGTACGTAATAATCCTACCGTCATGGCTGCTGTAGAAAAAAATATTTTAGAACACATTAGTTTAATGGCTACTGAACAAGTTCAAATGGAATTTAGAGAAGAGCTACAACAGATTCAACAATTACAAATGATGTCTAAACAAAATCCACAAATGGCTCAACAGCTTCAGCCTCAGATTGTTCAAATCACTCAACAGATTGAAGCACGTAAAGCTATTTTAATTGCTGAGTTTATGGAAGAATTTATGAAGGAAGAAAAAACTATTACTTCTCAATTCGACCATGACCCATTATTAAAACTTAAGTCTAGAGAAGTTGATTTAAAAGCAATGGATACTCAAAGAAAAGAAGAAGAAATGATTCAGCGTAAAAACCTTGAAAATGCTAAATTAGTATCTAGAGAAGGTATTGAAGGAGATAAACTAGATCAAAACGAAGATTTAGCGCATTTAAGAGCAGATACAGCTTTGACGAAACAAACAATGTCTGATAGTGTTAAGATGGACATTGCCAATATGAAACGTAAAGACGTTAAAACATTAAAAGGTCCAAAATCATAGGAGGAAACATGGCAAAAGACAAAGAACCTTTCTACAGAGGAATAGATCAAAAACAGTTCTTGAATAAGGACGGCTACCTTAAAGGTGGTGTTGAGATTCAAATTCCTGAAGAGATCCCAACAGTTAATAAAGTTGGTGGTCAACGTAGAATGTTAGCTGATAAAAAGTCAAAAGTTAAGTGGTACTAGTATGGCTTGGTTTGGCTTAGCAAAAATCGCGCTACAAGCGGGTGGTAAAATATATGCTAACCGTCAAAAAACAAAAATGGCTATGTCTGATGCACAGCTAATGCATGCAGAGCGTATGGCCAGAGGTGAGGAAACTTACCAAGGTAAACTTTTAGAAT